TGCATCTGCAGATAGCTGTGACATATAAAAGATAGCACAGTTGTACTGCTTGGCAATCATACGTGCATGAATGGCATTTGCTTTGAGTGCTTCATCTTGTCTAGCAAAACCCTGTGTACGAGCAAACTTATCTCCCATATCTAACACAACTATGTCAGGACTGTAGGACTTACACACACTCTCTACCCAAGACATATCTCTACCTGTGGCATCTTTAATCTTAATCTTCTCCTTGATAGGTTGATAAAGATCACGAGCTTTAGTTGGTTCTCTCTTAATCTCTTGCATAGTCATACCTGTGGATGCAGTAAGATACCTTGCACCGACTCTGTGACTACCCTCTTCATTACATAAAACAATACAACTAGCACCTTGTCTTGCAAAACCATCAGGAGATGCAATAATACTAGCATGGAAAGAAGTCTTACCTGTATTAGGTCTAGCACCCACCTCTATCAAATGTCCTGCATTAATACCACTAATATGTCTAGTAAGAGATGGTAAATTAAAATGCCATCTAGCTTCAAGGTCATTCTTCTGTAATAAAGTCTCTATATCCATATCATCCCACTCCACATTTAAGTCAGGTGTAAAATCATCATTATGTTGTTCTAATAAAATACGTAGTGGTTCTAAACTAGACTGTGTACCATTGACATAATCAAATCCTAGATTAGCCACATCTTCTCCTACAACTCTTTGGAATAACTTTGACAGAACCTCTTGTGCTATGTCTTTACCCAAAGGTTTTTCTTTTTTGATATCTGTAAACAATGAAGAGTATGCTTGTTTTTGTGCAGTTGTAAGATTAGGATTGTTAACCATGAACAATGCTTCTATCTCATCAGGTGTTACACTTCTACTATATTTATCCATAGCAGAATCTATAGCTGTCTTTACTTTGCCTACGTCTTTGCTAAATAGTCTGTCAGGACACTTAGCACCTCTATGCTCATCATAGAAACTTTTCTCCATTAAACTTCTAACTAATGCTATTTCCATACTAATTTCTCCTTAGGGGTTAGGGAATATAAATTCATAATATCTTCCGTGTTTAAATATTTTAAGTCATCTTTTAATTTTAATACCTTTATGTCTTTTACATATTGCCGCAACTCTTTGGCAAACGATATTGTCTTAGGGATAGCATCAGGGTCTAGTGCGATTATAGCAGTTGAGAATTGCGATAAGTATTTTTTATGGAGATCAGATAGTGATGTACCCAACACTGCTACCCCTACGTAGACATCACCACCTATAACAGACGCACTTATGCAATCCTCAACCACAACTGCCACTTTACCACAACCAAACGTAAAGGGCAATCCTGTATTACCATATCTTTTCCATTTAGGTAATCTTTTACCGAGTGATCTTCCCACACCATCCACTATCGCTCCATTATCACGGATGGGGAAAACTACTCTATGTTCTTTTACATCATACTGTAAATCTAATTTATCTAAATTAATATCATACTTTTCTGCAAACTGTTTTACTTCAGTTCTATCTGTATGACCCACAATATACTCAGGTAATTCTGTTCCCAAGTTGGGAATGGACTTATCTGCCTGATCTTTGTGCATTTTCTTTTGTATATCTTCCATAGTTATTCTAATTTTACTTTTACCAGATACATTACAAGATGCTTTATAACAATTATATAATAATAAACCCATAGAGTTTGTAACAGTAAATGTATTATATCCATTACATATAGGACAATCCATTCTTAATGTATCATCAATAGGTATGTTTAATTGTTTTATATATGTATATATATCATTGGGCATGGACAGTATCCTTATATCATACTTTTATTTACTTGTCAAATTTCTACGCATATTGAGTGCAACACTAGCACTCGTAAGGGTATGCTTCATGTATGGTTTAACACTTTGAGGGTTGGCATGACCTGTTACGGACATAATATTTGCCATAGACACTCCTGCATCAACCATTTCTGTTGTACCTGTTCTTCTAAGATCACTCAATCGTAGCTCTTTAGAGAGTCCTGAGAGGGTCATAACCTTTCTAGCTAGTAGAGGTAGCTTATATAGTGAATAAGGCTCGTAGACCCCCTTATATGGCTTTGTACGGGGTGCTACATACTGTTGAAACCCAAAATCCTCTCTCTGCTGCAGTAACATCTCTGTCAAATCATCTGATATTGGCAAAAATACCTCTGCTCTCCTCTTTGATTGTTCAATATGCATAATTTTTTTATCTAAATCTAAGTTTTCCCACTTTAGTAACCTCATATCACCTAATCTTTGACACCATTCGTATGCCATCTGTGCTATCAGACCAACATTACGTGTTTCAAACTTAGAATATGCACAATCTAAGAACTTTTTTATATCATCCTTAGACCAAACTACTTTTCTTTGCTTTGTCACTTGTCTTTTTACACTACGAAATGGATTACTTTCTATATGTTCCATGTCAATAGCATAATTAAAAATTATCTTGGCAACAGATAAAACATGGTTTGCAAGTGACACTCCTCTGTCGCACCAATCTCTGTAAACCACTTTACACATCTTTGTACTGATGTTTTGCAACTGATAATTACCAAGTTTAGTTGAGTCTAGTGAACTGTCCATGATTATACGAGAAAAATACACATATTGCTTTCTTGTTTCCTCTTTTATGTGCTTAAACTCGTATGAACCATAGTATTCCATAATTAAATTTTTTAATTTCATGCTGTCTCCTTAAACCATTTGGGTCTTTGGCTATAGTTGTATCTAGCAAATCTAGATTTGTCAACAATATAAAAATTACGATAGGCTTCTATTGGCATAAACTCATCAGTCTTTAAGTTATCATGCCCACTAAAACATTGTGGGTGTGGTGTTAAAGGACCACTTGGTATACAGTCTATGCCTTTGTACAAGGCAATGCTATGCTTACCTGCACCATGCCATTTGCCATACCTTTCGTGGTACTCACATAACATACAACAATACAAGTCATATGCAAATCTATAGTTTTCAATAGTCTCCATTGCCCATAGTGTGCAAGGGTGCTTCTGATGCACAGGTTTGTATAACCCATGCTCCTCTGCATAGTCAGGTGCATGATGCCATAGTGCAGTACACAACATCTGTGCTTCTTCTAGTGGCATCTTAACTACGTGTTGGTCACATAGAGATGATGCAATTTTAATTGGTGTATCTTCTATAATAAATCTATTCATGTTCTCCCCCTTTGTCGTTATCGTCATACTTAATTCTCTTGCCATTGTGATACATATACCTACTTCTGCTTGGTGTGTGATAACCTTTCTTCAAAAAGAATGTAGGTTTTCTCTTTGCAGTTTCAAATGTAGCTACAGTTAAAACGATAGCACTTATTAGAAACACGTGAGCAACTGCAGTTATACCAAACACCCACATACTACCAAAGTACATAGAGAATACTATGCACCACATCCATGCTAAGACTTGCATGACCATGTGTCTAGTGTTCAAGTCAGGTATGTGTCGTAATGGATTACGTTGATGATTCATAATTGATTGCCATGTATCGTGTACTATTTTAGTCATATATACTTCTCCCATAATGCTTGTAGAAACACCCAAAGTCCATAGACATGAAGTGCTACTACCACTGTTTTTAATACTTTGTTCATTGAGTCATCTGCCATGTAGACCCAATCGTGATATTTTTTACTCATCAAGATACCTTGATCGCTATGTAAACACATAGTCCTATGATTAACAACTTACCATAGTCAAGGTCAAACTTTGTACCTTCTCCATAATTAAGATTAAAAAAGTCTACTATTCTATGAAACATTATACATTCTCCTATTTTTCATATTCATATGAGCCACTCCATCTACTGTAGTGACCATGTTCACACTCAACTTTAGCACCAACAATTCTAGCAAGTATCTGTTCCATGCCATCTAGTTTACATATCATATCATAATCTATTGGACACTTATCATCTGTCGTTGCGTTGATACTACGTAAGTCTTCTAACATTTTTAGAATTTGTCTAGCATCTTGTTGGGTAAGATTTATAATCTTATTTATTTCTTTTACTTTTTTAGTCATTTGATAACTCCTTTACATTTTTTAATCTTGTCATGTGTTCATAGGCTAAATTATAGTAATGATGTGACTGTTCATCATCTCTTTTACCATATAAGTAGGCATCTCTAATACCATTTTGTATGGCTAC